TTCCTGGATATATCATCCAATGTCCTGTTTTCCAAGGTACAAAAAAGTTACCTTCACCTTCTGGACTAATAGGTGCTAATTCTGTTCCTGCTTTTTCTAAATCTTTTACATCTTCTGGCAAGTGCATATAGTATACACCACTTACTGTTTTTGTTTCAGGATTATGATTGTGATGATGCCAAAGAGTATCTCTATCTTCAACATGTTTTAAACTTGTTTGAAAACTCCAACTCTGTACATTTTTAATTTGTACTTCTTTATCTAAGTATTTAAATGCACTCCAAATAAAACTCATTTTTAAATCTGTAAAGTCTTGAAACACATTCCAGTTTGTTTGATACTTAGGACTGTTATGCCAAAACTTTCCTGCACGTATGCCCATATCTACAACATTACACATTTTAGTACGTTGTGCTTCGTCTATTAAATTGTTCCAATCGTAATATTCATAATCAACCATTTTTTAAATACCTATCTTCTGTACATTGCTGATCAAAGTCAACTCTAGTATAATTGTTTCTAGACATAGTCCACTCTATCTTTGCTCTATTTTCTTCGTTTTCATGTTCTATACTAAACATCTTAATATCGTATTTAGAAAAATCAAGTCCTGCTAATACTTCAAGCTCACTTCCTTCGACGTCAATGCTTATGTAATCAATCTTATTAGGTGCATTATAAAGTTCTAATAAATCTGTAAGTGTAATTGTAAACACCTTATGATCGTTCATTTTAACGGGCATATCTTTGCTTATAATACCATCTATACCACTTCGAAGATTCCAACCATAAAATTGTGATTGATCACCTAAGTATTTAAAGGGTAATATTTTTCCTGATTCTTTATATACACAAAGGTCGCTAACTATTGTATCTCTAGCACCACACATACTTTTTAATGTAACAGGATTTGGATCTACACAAATACCCTGCCATTTGTAAAACTTTTCAAGTAAGTATGTATTACTAGCAGTAACTCCGTCACTAGCACCAATGTCAACAAAATAGCCTTTTCTATAATAACTATTATCCAATGCCCAGAAGTCACATCCGTTTTCGCTAAATTTTAAACTTGAACCTTCAGGACCCATTAACCTTGCCTATACACAATATGCACACCCCAAGGTGTAATAACAGGCGGACCAATATCGTCAACTGGTATTACCTTTACAGCCTCTGAAAAATCAGGATGCATTTTTTCTTCATTAAACCAACCTAGCTCGCCACCGTGTCTTGGTCCACTTGCACATGCACTGTGTTTTGCCGCCGCTTCAGTAAAACTAATTTTACTACTTTTAATATCTTTTATTAATTGTTCAGCATCAGCAACAGCAACACCTAAAGGTCTATCGTGACTACTGTTTGGTGATTTATCAAAACTTAGTAATATATGTTTACATTTTAATTTCATTTAATCTCCTGCTCGTCAAACCCTTCCCAATATTCGTTTTCTTTTAAATATTCTGGGGTGTACATATCTTCTTTGTCGTGCCACTTAGGATTGAAGTAACCAACACTAGCATAATAGCCTTTGCCTGTTGTGTCGTTGTAGTCAAAGTCTGCTTCAAGTTCTACTTTATCATACCAAACGTTTTCGACAATTTCAGACACACTAGTTTCAACTGAACTAAATGCTAGTTTCTTAGGATCAAAGTCTTCGCCTTCGGTTTCAACAAACCATGAACCAAAGCCACCTTTCTCTCCGCTATGAAAACAAAGAACTGGAATTAATCCTTCTTCGTCTTTGTCTTGATGATATGCTTCTCGACCATACAAGTGATACGGTTCAAATCTAAGTTCATTTTCATCCCACCCGTAGTCATCACTACCATCTGCAGGTACTTCGTTAACAACCCATTCACCGTCAGCATAAGAGTTATTAAGATGTTCTAGTTCATCACAGTCATGCCATGCATTAAAATCTTCTGCAATCTTAGGTGCATCTTTGTCACCCATGTCTTCATCGTCCCATTCATAACTAGTTACAGTTTCAATAAGGTCCGATTCGTCTTTGTCAATAAAGTAATCTACAAACTCTTTACTAACTTGTCCAATGGTAAGTTCTCCACCATAGTTACTTGCCTGAATTCTAAATCTACGCTTTGTCATCTATTAATCTCCTGCTCCGGGTTTTTCAGAAAAATATTTCATCTTGTCTTTTACGTTAGCCCATTCTTCTGCATCAGCTGGCACTTCTGATTCGTCTTTTGATGTAATATTAGGCCAAGTGTTTGACCATTTATGATTAAGTTCATAAAATACATTATTAGGATCTTGATGATCTGTAATAATAGCATCTACTGGACATTCAGGCTCACACACTCCGCAGTCAATACATTCGTCTGGATTAATTACAAGCATGTTTTCACCTTCATAAAAACAATCTACAGGACATACTTCTACGCAATCCATGTGTTTACATTTAATACAGTTGTCGTTAACTAGGTATGTCATAGCTCTCCTTTATCTCGCATTTCTGCACGTATCTTTGTAGCACTAATATTATGTATCTCTTTCCCTAGGTCATGTTCTGTAAAAGTGTAACCTACACCTCTACCATAACTAATGTCTACAATATTAGGAACTTTCATAATAGTATATTCTTCGTTATATGTATAACCTGCTTTTTCTAAGCCTGCAACAATACCCTCTACTACATCTACATGCGTAAAAGGATTGTCTGTTTGTGCTACAGTTCTTCCAGCACCAGCATCGTCGCCTACTATACCAAACACATCACGTACTTGAATACATACTTGTCCTGTTTCTGCTAATGCACGTTTAAATAATTCTGTATGTCCATCATGCCACGGTTGCCATCTGCCTAGCATTTGTGTTGTAGGTTTTTGCCAATCAAACATTTTGTTTCTCCATGTAGTTCATAACTACTTCTGAAAGTTGTTGATGTGTATCAGTAAACCACTCTTTTACATGATAGTCAAAGACTGTAGGTGTTTGAAACATTTTGTTAGTATCTTCAAACCGTCCTTCTTCAATAGTATCCATCCAAACAGTATAGTCCGGAGAAAATTCTGTACGTGCTTGCTCAGTGGGGCACACAAAGTCGGCAACTGCAATTTTGCCAGCCATGACTACTCCATCAGCTAAGTGACGCATACGTTGTGCTTGTCTAATACGTCCTTCAGGTGTAAAGTCCCAATCATCATATTGTGTACGTACTGCATCTGCATTAATATGTACTGCGCCAATCAATTCTGCGAAAGGCTTTGCAAGTGTAGTTTTCCCACTACCGGGTAGTCCAAATATTAAAATCTTCATTTATAATCTCGCTAATCTAATTAAGGTTGCGGCCAAGTTAATCTCCGGATCAGAAACTAATGTATGATCCACAAGTCCTTGCTTAATAATTAGGATTGCACTTTCTTGCTTTTCTTCATCACCAAACAGATCAATGTTGTCATACAACCATTTGTATATATCTTCGATCTCTTCTGGCCTTGCTTGCGAACAGACTAGTTTACGTGCTTGTCCTATCTTGCCTGCTTTAAACAATTCAACCATTTCAATCTTATAATCAGCATCACCTGAGTCTGCTTTAGATGGCGGTACTAATGCACCGTCAACACAATTCATTTGCACCATGTTAATACATTTACGCAAATCAGGATACGTTGCTTTTACATAAGTGTCTAGGATATCCAAGTCTGGAGTAACACCTTCTGTAAGAACAATTTCTGCAACTCGTGCAGTAAATTCTGTTTGGTCAATACGTTCAATATGAAAGCCTTGACACCTGCTGTGTAGTGCAGGAATAATTCTGTTTGGATAGTTACAAGTAAGAATAAAACGTGCAGTAGTATGATACTCTTCCATCACACCACGTAATGCCGCTTGTGCGTTCGGCGACAAGTAATCAGCCTCATCTAGCAGTACAACCTTAAATGCACCAAATGGAATCATTTGTACAAAGTTTACAATCTTATCACGTACATCTTCTACTGAGTTTGTTCTACTAGCATTAATTTCTAACACATCAAGATCGTTAATCTCTAGTTGATTAAGAAGAATCTTTGCAAGTGTTGTTTTACCAATACCTGCGTTACCACTAAACAACAAATGCGGAATAGTTTTATCTGTAATCCATTGCTTTACTTGTTGTTTTTGTGCATCATCTCTAAATACATATCCGTCAACTGTATTAGGACGATATTTTTCTACCCATAATTCTTTCATTTAGTAACTCCGAAATGTTTGTATGTTTGTTGTAAGCATTTTGCTTGATAGTAACAATCTGCTAGAGCATTGTGTAGTTGTTCTTGTATTGCTTTACGTGGATCACTTGGCATCATTGCAAACACCGTTCTGCTATCTCTAATTTGCCAGTAGTTCCACGGACAAGGCTTGCCAATGTTTTTGTATAAGTTTTGTAGAATTGCATAATCAAATAACGGACCTTGACACCATAGATAATCAACTCCAACACACCATTTGTTGAGTTGTTTTGTTAAGCTATCCATATTTACACGATCGTGATCACCAAAGGCTTCGTCTTGAATTTCTTGCTTTTGTCTACTCCACCATGCTAACGTATTATCGTCAATACTACGATTATATTTTTCAGACTGTTCTTCTATGTCACAACGCAAATATAAACCATGATTGGGTTCAGCATCACTAAACGGATCAAACTTAACTGCACCTAGAGTGATTATAACACTATCAGGTTCAACCCCAAGTGTTTCTAAATCAATCATTCCGTGTATTGCCATTTAACCCTTCCTATTTTCTTGACCCATTGCACTCATTATTAACGTGACATATAAAATAGGCCAAGCCCATCCTGTAATGTAACCTGTAGTATGCAATACCATAAGTGTAACTCCTGCTACACCAGTAGTACCTATTCCGCTAGTTTGTGGCTTAGGAAATTTCATATATAACTCCTTATTGGTTTATTATATATGATTATATACGATTACATACGATTTGTCAACCGTTTTTGGTAAGAATAATATTAAAGATATCTTCCCAGGTATCTGCTCTTTCAATACCTTTATGTTCGAAATCTTTATTATACGGGTGGGTAATTAAGATTGGGTTGTGTCCTGCTTCTAATCCTGCGATAGCATTTTGTGGTTTATCTTCAATCCACCAATGCCCTGGTTCCCATTGTTTTAAGTGTTCGTCTTTGTCAGCGCCTGTTGCAATACAAGTACAATCTGTAATTACTTCGTCACCAAATACTTGTTTAAGATTATATCTGCGAATGTCTCCAGCACACTTATCTTCGCTTTGACTAGTAAGACATTCAAAAGTATATCCTTCAATACCAAAACGTTCAATCCATTCTACTGCTCCAGGCATGGGATCTAAATATCCCATCCATGCACTTTCATTAAATCTATTTGTAAGTTGATCTGATAATTCTTGATCAATTCCAAATCTTTTAGATTGCTTGTACACACCTTCTGTTTGTACTTCATAGCCTTTGGAATTCATCCATGCAGTAAATGCTGGCTCCCACTGTAATAGGACACCGTCTACGTCAGTTAATATAGGTAACAATTTAAAGGTCGCCTTCTTTTCTATTCTCGCTATAGTGAACATCAAACTCACCGCCTGGGTAGCGTGACTTTAGTTTATTCACGTTTTCTTCTACGACTTCATTTGGGTCCAAACCAAGAGCCCTACAGCTAGTAATCCAGTACCACATAATATCGCCAAGTTCTCGTTTGCAATGAAATACAGTTTCATCGTCCATAGGTTTACCTTGGAAGATACATTTTTTAACAATTTCAGCAAATTCGCCTCCTTCACTTGATAGTCCAATAGCACCTGTCATTAATGATGCCATGTTTAGTTTTCCACCACTTGTTGCTTCAATATCAATCATACGATTGTACATCTGCATACTAGATAATGATTCGTTACTTGTTACTTCTTTTACAAAGTCTTTATATCTATTTAAATCTACGTTATTCAATTTCTTCGTCTCTTTCTTTGAGTTCGTGTTTGATTTCGTCTTCCGCTTGCATTATTTTATAACGCATTTGGACGTCTTCAGTGATGTGATAGACTGCGTCTAACTTTCTTAATTTTGCCTTTAATCCATTAGTGGACAAAGTCTTCAGGTCTAGCTTTATCGGAGTGGAAGTCAATTTCTTCTCCAATTCTTAAATCATTATCAGGTGCTTGATCATTCCAACCAATTACACTTTCAGCTTCAACCATTCTAATTGTAATTGGTTCGCCTGCTAATGTAATTTCAAGTCCTCTAGTCCAACGACCGTGTTCAACTAGGATCCAATCACCTACTTCGTATGGATCTTTGTTGTCTGGACCTTTTGAATGTACTTGCCCCCAACGTGGGTAGATACCTCTAGTTTCACCATCATCACTTCGGATAATAATACCACCTTTAGTAGTCTGTTCACCGAAGTGCATGTTGTGTACTAATACTCTATTTTTGATAGGGCGGATTGTATCAGCAGTAATTGTGCCTTGCACACCTTTCTTGCCTGCCGCCATTGCTTCATAATCCATAGCCATTAACTATTCACCTCTTTTTACAAAGTTTCCGTCAGCGTCTTCAACCCAATCATCAGCTTCTTCTTTTGCTTCAGCTTTTGTTTGGCCTGCTTTCGGTTTAGTAGAACGTGGCTTAGGTGCTTCAACTTCTGTTGCTTCAGCTACCGGCTCTTCTACTACAGGTGCTCTTTCAGATGCTTCGAACTGTGTAGGCTCAACATTATCTTCATAGTAATCACGTAAAACTTCTTCACGCTTTTTAATAATCTTTCCACCTGGACCTAGTTCATCGCCTCTAGCATTTACACGAACATTGCCCACTGCTGGTGTTAGTTCGTTTCTTTGTCTTAGCAAATCCATATCAACAGGTTTACCCTGCATTGATCTGTATTGCTTACGACCTGTTTGCTTTACTGCCATTTTAGTCTCCTTCGTTATATTAGTACTTATCTCAAGAACTCTCTCCAATCCAGTTCAAACTGGATTGAATCAATCTTATGTACACCAATTAAATATAGCACATAACTTGCTACACTTGATCCTCTACCTACACCCCATACAATGTTATTCTCACGCATAAAGTCTACAAGATATATCATATACTGTAATAGTGGATACATACCACGATCAAAATATTCTGTAAGTTCTTCAGTTACTCTGATCCATTCATATGTATGTGTATCACGTAAAGTAATAGGATCATCTATTTGATATTTCTCCATTAACTTTGCTTCAAGCCATTTGTTAGGATTAATTTCTTTATACTTCTGAGGCATAAACCAATCGCTTTGGCATACACCGTCAAATGTTTTTTCGTCTACATCTAGTGGAATATATTTTTGCAATGGAGACATACCTTGTTCTTCCATTACTGTATTAAATTTGTCTATATCATCATTGGCGTCACAGAGAACTACATGACACTTGTCGATATTACCACTATAGATCATATCAACTAGATCACGATTTGTAAATCTCGGGATTCCTAGCTTGTCTGTTTTCATTAGCATACACTTATTTTAACTGATATTAATCAGTTTGTCAAGATCTAAATCGCCATTTTGTTGATTTTTTTCTCGTTCTAGCTTTTCTTTTGCTTCTTTTATTAGTGCTTCTTGCTTATAGTACTCAATAAATGTACTAATCTGCTCTTTTACCTGAGGATTATTAGCTTGGAAATACTTCTTAGTTAGATCTGCTACTTTGTCGTATAGCTGGGCAACGGTCATTTCAGAAGTATCTTCTTGAAACGGATGAAGCATTTTACTGATAAATGCCTAAATATTCTGCCCAAACAGTTGTACCACTATCATAACTTACAAATTCAAAAGCATAATACTTAGTAGGTTCTCCAACAGCTGGAGCACCAATTACTGCTGTAAGATCACTTGTTGGCCAGTTGCTATTTGTTTTAATAGTTCCTCCACCTGCATTACTTGCAAATGTAATAGTTCTATTAGTTGAACTACCTGCTGTTTGATCACTTTTAATATGTAAACGTACTTTACCTGTTCTTGCTACTGTGCTTGACCAATTAGATAAAGTAAGTGTAATGTCTGCACCTACTGTAAATTCTTGGTACGCACCATTGTCAAGGTTAATGTTTTGACTAGTGTTAACAGTAGCACCAGCAACGTATCCTGTTTCTGTAGTGTTCTGAAAGTTTACATTGTTGATAGTATTTCCTAAGAAATTGTTATCTGCATTCTTTACTGCACCGTTTGTTTGTAGTGCTTCAATCTCTGCTTTTGCCGCCGCAAAGTTTGACACTGTTGTTGCGAAATTATCACGAAATCCCTGCGAGTCATTGTCTTGTCCCGCTATAGGAAAATCAGCACTAATTCCTGTATCACTAATATTACTTGCCATAGTTTATCCTCTCGTTGCTATTATTTATCAGCATTATACATTGAACTGGTAGTTTGCGAACGGAACATATTGTTCATTACTATTACCATCTGTACTATCGATATTGTATCTCTCAATTTCAATATCTAGTTGTTTAAAGTTAAAATTACTGTTATTGATGTTTAAAATCACACTATCAGCTTCCCCTGGCTTACAATAACATAGCGGTATTGCTAGTTTAAAGCCTAGTTCTGCTTGTCCTGCTTGTTGAGAAGTACGCATCCACAGTGGATAAAACTCTCGTAGATTTTTTCCAACTGCTCGTATGTTATCTCTCATGTTAGTAATGTTACTAATATACTTTGTTTGATCTTTACTATCACTAATTTTTATAGCATCACTATCTATTTTAATTGTATTAGTAATAGGACGTAATCTAAATGGATCTGAGCTAATACTATCATCAATACTTTGACTGCTAATTATTGACCCGTCTTGTAGCTCAACAGTAATACTGCCTCCTGGGTTGAAGCTTATTGGACCAAGTCTTGTAAAGATTGCAAGTGATCCTGATGAAGCAGGACTAAGTCCATCTCCACCACGTAGTCCTAAGTCAAAGAATCCTTGACCTGTGCCTACTCCAGTATTATCATCAGTTACACTAAATTGAATTTGGTCTACTGTAACTTCGTTTTTTGTTAAGTTAGTAAAACTTTTGTTTGTTTTGCCTTTGCCTACTTCCGGTTCTGCCGGATCAATTACTTCAACATAAATTACTTCATATACTGTTTCATTGGTTCCTGGATTTTTTGCAATAGCTTTTTTTACAGCGCCAGTTTTATATTGTTTACGCTTGTGATTTTTTGCAACCGCCGCAACAAACTCACTAATTGATTTAGTTTCAATACCAGCATAGGCTAACATTTTGATTTGAGGTTGTAAACCGAAACTAAGATCGTTTGGTCTGTAAATACTGCCTGGTGTAAAGATAGTAGGATCTGATATAAAGTTTCTAAAAGAATTTCTTTGTGTTTGTTTTAACATAGGAACCATTGATATACTACTGTAAAGAGTATCATCAGGATCAGTTGTTGTAATAGTAAATGTTCTAGTTGTAGCACTAAATTGGAATTGATCTTGTGCTTTAATTGTAAATGTATAACTTCTATCAATGGTTGTTGTAGCACCATCAAATGTTGTTTGTGTTGTAGCTTTATCTATAGTTGTAAGTCCAGGCTTGCCCGGCTCACCAAACTGATTAACCTTACCTTGTAACTGTCCGTCAATAGCAAGTGTAAGTCCTGGTGGTAACTTTCCTGAATCCAATGTATATAGCACAACAGCATTAGGCACACTACTTGTAGCACTAACATTTAGTGTACTAACAAAGTTAGCTCTAAGATTTCCTAGTGTAGATGCTGTATTCCATGTAATTGCACTTTCAATTTCGCCTAGAAGTTTAAGTGTAAATTCTTTGTTCTTTGCTACAGTAGGATTTGTTAATGTTGTTGTTCTTTTTTCAAAACTATAAAAAGACATAGTAACAACTTTATTTGATACAGTTGCACCAAATGCATCATATGTTTTATAACCTACGTTTGCAATAGTTCCTAAGAACGATCCTCGTAAATAATCTACACTTCCTACTTCAATTTTAACTGTGTTAGTATTATCTGATGTAGATGTTACTCTACCATTTTCTATAGTCCAAACAGTCTTTCCAATAATGTTAATTGCTTTATATGATTTGTTGTCACCTGAGTCTGCTTCTGTTATAGGAACTTCATTGAACACAATCCAACCTGTTGCTCCTAGTCCGTTAAACAAACTATCTGCAAAGTCAGTAAATGCTATATTATTTGCACCACTCCACGATTGCCCAACACCTATGTTGTTTGCAAAAGGTTCGGTAGATGTATCTTCTTTAGATCCAATCTGTCTTAATGCTTCAACAGTAAATTTATATTCTGTAGTAACTGCTGGTTGATAAGGAATACGTCCTGCAATCTCACCAGTTGTACTATCAATACTCATACCAGGTGGTAACTTACTTACGCTACCGTCATTGTTTGAATCTTTTACAGTAAAACTTATAATACCAGTGTTACTGGTAGGATCGTAAACATCTAAGAATAGTGTTACATAATTATTAGCTCTTCTATAACCTAAGTCGCCTGGTGTTAACCATACAGGAGCTCTTAGGTATGTATTATCAGAAGTAAACAATCCTGTACCTAATTGCATTATTGTGTTGTCTGTCCTTAAAAAATCGTCTCCTACAAGATAAATTTGAAACTTACGTTTTGTGATTACAACACCATCACTTGCACTTACTTCAAATTCATAATATCTATTTAATTTTTTAGGACTTTGTGTAGGAATATTATAATCGTAGAATGTTGTATCGTAATAATAACTTTCAAAACCGTTTGCACTTTTTACACCAAAATCAAATGGGTATGTACCAAATATATTAGTATCATAAAATCCAGAAGAGGCTCTTTTTTCTAATGCAAGTATCGGCTCAACAATACCTGTAAGTTTACCTGTAGTTCTTCCTAGTTCGATTCCTGGAGGTAATTCTCCGTCATTGTCTCCAATAAAATATTCTATATTATCGCCTGCAGGCAAGTCAGGGTCAATTACCTGTAGTTGAAAATCTACAGGACTACTATCTAGTATATAAAATCTATTGTTAGGACCAAGTGGTAGTGGGCCTTCTGCTGTTATCCATGTTGGAGCATCTGCACCACTAATTTTTAATTGAAGAGTCATATCTTCTTGAATAGTATCTTTTACTGCTCTAATGACAAATCTAAAATTCTTTAATCTTTTAACTTCGAAAGGAGTACCTAATAAATTATCGCCGCTAATTCTTAAACCGCCAGGTAGCTTTCCACTAATAACTGTAAGTGTACAACCAGATACAACTGGTAAAGGAATTGATTGTGTAATACTTTCTTGGTAGGTTCCTAAATTGTGTCCTGGATTAACCGTCCATAAATTAGCATGCGGCATTCAACACTCCTATAGCGTTCCCATATCTGCTTCAACTGATGTTGATGCTGTGAACGTTGCACTTCCATCATCGTAATCAATTACTAGATTATGTGCTAGATATTCTAATGTACTAGTAAACACTGTAGGAACTGCTTCTCCCATATTTAATGTAAGGTACTGTTGTAGTCCGTCAAATGTTCTAATATCAAGACCATGCACATTACCAGTCATGTTACCAACATTAATAATATTATTTGTTTGTGCGTTAAGTGTTGCTGTTAGTTTAGGATCTGTGTCAGTTTGTACAGAAGTTTCACTACTGATTGTAAGTGTTGTTCCGCTTAAATTTGTTGTAGTAGTTCCACCACCTGCAAGTGTTAGTGCGTTACCGTTAGAATCTAATGTAATATTGTTGTTATCTGCAAATATTTGTACGCTAGGTAAGCCTGTTGCTGTACTATTAATGGTAATAGCGTTAGCATCAGCGGCAAGTGATATTGCTGTACCTGCTACAATCTTTTTAAACTGTAGTTCAGTACCACTTATTTGGCCAAATATTCCTTCACCTGCACTACCTAAGTTTGCAACTGTAGTTGATTCCGTACTTCTAGCGTTAAGTTCTGTAAAGTTACTATTTACTTTTACAAACGCTTCACGTAGATCATCACCTGTACCGTCGTTTGCAATAGTTCCGATGTTGATAGTTTGTATTGCCATGTAAGTCTCCTATACTATATTTATCGCTTCTTCATTGCTACAATGTTACTGGTAAATGGCTTTTGTTGATTATATTTGTTAAACAACATTCTATTTTCAGCACCACATATGTCTGTGGTATCACCGTAGTTGGTAAGATTATTTTCGTCTTTTAAAATTGCTTTTGCATCTTTTTGTATTTTAGATTGTAATTGTGCTGGTGTAAGTTCAGGACTTGCTTGTGCATACAATGCCGCTACACCGCATACCTGTGGACTTGCCATACTTGTTCCACTGATATTAGTTTGCTTAAACCCACCACCATCAAAATAGGCAGGTGCACCAAATTTGTTTGTTGTACTAGTTGCACTAACAATATTCTCACCAGCCGCAAATATATTAACTCCTGGACCTGTTGTGCTAAATCCTGTTTTTCTTTCTATATTTCCTGCTTCATTTTCTGGTGTACTGTCCATACACCCTACCATAAATGCATTGTCACTGTAAGGTGAACTACCTCTATGATAATAATTGTTTGACGAACTTGAAAATACAATATTATCATAATCAAGTCCACCGCTTACATCTGCTTTAAAACTGTTGTTACCTGCGGCAATACATATGTGTACTCCTGCGGCAATACATTCTTCTACATCTGTATCTACACTTGAAACCCTTACTGGATATCTATAAGATCCGCTGGCAAAATATGGATAAAACCCATAAGTATCTCTCATGTGTGTTGTGTTACCAAAACTACCATCATTGCCACTGTTATAAGTTGTGCCTCTATAGATTATACTTGTGATGTTATTAATACTAGTACCGATACTACTGCTATATCCCCAACTAGCATTTACAACAGTTGGCCGCTTTAATCCTGTAATAGGATCTGCGTCTTTATTATTGTGCCATTGTTTTATACAATCGTATACATTCGATATACTAATACCAGTGCCAGCATCACCACTGCCTTCTAATCCTGCTACTTTGACAGAAAAGATTCTTGCTTTAGTTCCCCAACCAAAGTTTTTACCTATTGCTGTTCCTCCGCAATGTGTTCCGTGTCCGTCATAGTCTCTATAATGATTACCAGATTGTGAAAAACCTAATCCACTTTCGTCTCCCCAATGGATTAAGTGTACTCTGTTTGCACCACTACTTGCTACATATTCTAAGTTACCTTGATCGTTTCCTTTGAACATACTTTTTAATGTTTCAAAACTAGGCTTACATAAAACCGGCATAAAGTATTTTTTGAAAAGCTGATAACCCTGTGGGTTATTTGTTCTAATACCTGCAGGTGTACGCATATCATCTGTCCATTCAGGAGCAAGACTTCCGCCACTCCAAAACTCACTCATATCCCACATACCCCAATTTAGTAAGTACATATATTCCTTGTAGGCAATTTCTGCATACTCTGCATTTGTTGCCCAACTAGATGCATAACCACTAGGATCAAATTTACCTGCGTCAATTGCTTCTTTCATTGCTAAATGTAGTTCAGTTGTTTTCCAACTGTCATTACCATAATTTGTTGCGGCCCAATTTAATGCTTGGGCACTTCCTGGTGTTGCACCTGGCAATCCAAATAAATGTATTGTATGAAACAAGTGTTCCATAACTTCTTCAATTTCACTATCGCTTGTAGTTGGTTGAGGTCCACTTGCGTTGTTATACCATACCATATCGTTAGTCATATGTGAATTTAGAAATGCTTGATAGCCTGTGTAGCTGTTAATATTTTCATCAAGTAACCAGTTAGGTGAATAACTTGAACCTGCACTGTTACCAATTCTTTGTGCAGTTGGAAATCCTGCATGGAATGTACCAGCATCACCTTTAAGAGTAGCAATAAGTCTTTTTTGATGTGTAAGGTTAATATGTGTACCTGTAGGATCAATTAATAGTTTTACAACTTGACCAACCTTGCGTGTAAAGTTGTCTGGTACTGCTGACTGTCCACCTACTGCACCTGCTTGTACAATCTTTAATCCATGTACTGTCATTGACTGTGGAAAGATTTCACTGTTTGTATTGTCACTTGCTATATCTGTACTAACATATTCTGCTGTGTCATCCATAAAAAACTCTGGGTGATCAACTTGTAGTCCACTATCTTGTATAATAACATCAACACCTTGACCGTCCATTGCGTATGTGCGGTTAGTTGTTGTAGAATTACTTGAATATTTTTGTTCAAAGAAACTGTGTCTAATTTTACCCCAGTCACGATAGTTACCGCTATCACTAGCTGTTTTATCAAAGTCAGCAATTTGCACTGCTTGTATACCAATTTCAATATCTGGATTCTGATCAGGTGGAAGATCTACATCTAAAACTCTACTGTCATTTTTTAGAGTTTCTACTTCATCAGTAGTTAACATGTAGTGTGTATTTCTTTGTGAACCTAGTCTAGCGTCTGCTACTATAACTGAACGTCCAGGAATTTCTCCTGCGCCAGTTGATGCAATCATTTCTTGATTAAATGCATCGTAGTCGACACCTTCTTTAAGAGTTACAATATACTCTTTCTCACTCATTATAGTGTCCCCTTAATGTAAGTCAACCCAACCGCCGTTCGCATATCCTTGGAACTTATTAGTTGTTGAGTTATAAATTGTATCTCCGTTAACTGCTGTAAGAGCATTACGTTCTGTAGTTGTAAACGATGCTAGTCTAAATGGACTTTGTGTTACTTTAACAGCATCTTCTGCAACAAGCTCAATTGAACCTGCACTAGTAATTTGTGGAGTACCTGTGCCTGTACCTTCAAATGTTTCTGCTTGTAGTGATCCATTTACAGTCATATCGTTTTGTACTGTAAGGTCACTGCTCATTGTTACTGCTGGAGTAATTGTAATACCGCTTGAATCATCTGTATCAATTACACTTGTACTAAATGTAAAGTTACCAACTGACTCACCGCCTGTAGCGTTAGTCCAAATACCACCTACGTATTTTATTACTTGGTTTGCTTGTGGACTGTTAATACTTACATCTGACAATGTAGTAATACTAGTTGTTGATAGGTCTGTTAGATATCCACTAAGTTCTGATTGATTTGCTAATCGTACCCAGTTACCAGCGTGAGCAAAGTAACCTGCCCCTGTGCCGTGAACATGAGCAAACATACCATGATATGTAGTTGCACTTGGTAAGTCACCTTCTGTAGCATACATATTGGCAAACAATACTTTACCAGTAGTAGTAATATCATTACTACCCATATCTAAAGTGCCACTAATTGTTAATGCACTTAACGGAATACCTGTTAGGTTAGCTCCACCTCCATGAAAGTTAGTTGCATATGCGTTAGCATAAACATTGTTACTTGCTCCTAGACTGTATGCATTAGTTGAGTAAGGTGTAACATTACCAAAACTTACACTATCACTTACTTCTGATCCGCCTGCTAATACTTGACTAAGTGTAATACCTGATAAACTTGCACCACTACCAATAAATGATGTAGCATTTACATCACCTGCTACTGTAAGTTTGTGCGAAGGTGTAGTTGTAAATATACCAACACGTTTTGTTCCTGTATCAATTTTAATTGCTGTTTCAACGCCTGTTAATGGTGTTACTTTAATATCTAAATCTTGTTCGTTAACTGTGCTTTCAATAATTGCGGCATTGTCTACACGTAGTTTAATATTATTGTTTGTACCTACAGTTATACCAGTATCTGAGTTAAATGTTACACTACCGTTTTGCGTATAACTTTGATTTGCACTGATAGAATCAGTAATGCCATAACCTGATAACGTAGTAGGTAATCCAACTAACGAACTAAAGTTACCATCAAATAATGTAGGACGATTTGTTAAATTTGCGTAGTCTAAAAAGTAAGGACTGTCGAATCCATCGAGTGTATCTGCGTTTAATCCTCCGCCACCTGATGTAGCATCGTTTGCTGGTGCCCATTTAAGTCCATCCCATTTTAATACTTGTCCAGGAGATGGTGGAGTACCTTGTGTATCTACATCTGACAAATCGCTTATATCAGTAACTAAATTTGGTTTGTCTGTAAGATTATTGTAACTGCCAGTTGTTGCTACTGCGGCTAAACTAGGAGTCCCAACAATTTCGCTATAGTTAATAAAACTGTTTACCCATGCTCCGTTATTATCTTGTCCTGCGTTTGCATTCCATTTAAGTACATTGCTTGATGCTAGTCCAGTTAAGTCAGTAACAATGCCACTGCCTCCTGCACCACCACCGCCACCACCTGTTGAGGTAATAGTAATTGTACCATTTAAGTCATCGTATGTAATATCAATTCCGCTACCTTCTCTTAGGATAGCATTTACTCTGTCATCAACTCTTTCATTTGTAAAGTATTGATTAGTACCTTCTGGTAAGTCTGTTGTAGTTGCGGCTACAGTTGGTTTGTCTGCTAAGTCATTCCAACTTCCACTAAAAGGATTATAGTTAACTCCAGCAAGTGTAAGTCCTGTTGCAGAAATCATTCCTGCTCCAGTAATACCTGAGCCTGTTAAGTCTAAATTATCACCTATTGGTAATTCTTTTAGTTTGTTGCTATCGTCTCTATCAACTATAAGTGGTATTCTGTTTGCCATATCTTTATCCTTATAACGCCGCTATTCTTGTTTGGAAGTCGGCAAAGTCGGCACTTGCCGCCACTTCTGTTTTTAATGTTGCTAATGTAATAGTTTCCGCTTGTAATGCAGTTGCCGCTAATGCACCTTGTGCAGAAGTTGCCGCATCAGTAATTCCGTAACCAGCTAGTGTAGTTGGCTTACTTGTAAGTGAGGCAAACGTCTGTGCTGGAATAGTTAAGTTTGTAAGATTACTTCCGTTCAATGCCGGTAGTGTACCAACTAACACTGCCGCTGTAATTGTTCCGTTAACAGCATCAACTAGTAATGTACTATCGTCAGCAAATACAGATCCGTTAATATCTCTGTTTTTATTTGTTACATCTAATTCAGCAAAGTTTTCGTTAATCTTTTTAAACGCTGTTCTTAATGGATCACCATCACCTTTGTTTGCACTAGTTCCAATATTAATTACTTGAATAGCCATTATACTCTCCCTACCACAACTTCAACGAACCCTGGTTCATCTCCGTCTTTGGTTCCAACTGCTTTACCAATAACAGTTCCTACTGTAGGATCGTTCTGCACCATACCGTAACCTGGAATTGCACTAGATACAATTATATCACCTTTCTCAACAGCACCAATTACTTTACAAGGTACTCTACCCTGTAGTGCTAATGCTGTAACATAATCTCCGTGTAAATCACTATTCATTAAGTGTGCTGGGTTAGTTGAAACAACACCAGCAACTTTTCTATCTGCTTTATGCATAGTAGTTGTTATTTCTTGTTCACCACCAAATACTAAAACAGTGCCTGCTTCATACTCTGCATCAGCTAAGTAATTCTCAGCCAAGTCAGCGTATTGTGCCGCTGTGGCAGTTCCGTGGAATGTACCGAATTTTAATGCACTTGTACCTATATCGTATCCACCGTTAGTACTTGGAGTCATAGCCGCTTGTTTAAATACTACTGCCGCTGTATTATTATTAGCAACAATAGCAACTTCACCTGCACTACTAAATCCTGTACCTGCTCCAATACCAATACCTGTACTTGAACTAGTCTTTTCTCCTGGCGCTTCAATAAATGAAGTGTACATCCAGTCTGACGCAACTCTTGGAGAGTTTTGTGTAGCATCACTTGGATCACCATAGCTACTGTTCTGTTGGAAGAACGAAGCTGATGCACTTGTATTACCTACTTGTATTGTACCTGGGAATGTTGTAGTTGTGTTACTTGGAACTGTACCAACTGTACTAAGCACTGTAGCACCACCTGGTGTTTTCATTGTCATAGTTAAGTTAGTTTGATCTAAGATATCATAATTGTCTAATTTAAATTTCTGTGCATCAATACTTCCATCTGCACCTGTTTTAACAATTCTATCAGCAACACCTGTTGTAGTAAACGAACCACCAGTGTTAACAATATCTGCAAAACTAATTGCACTTGCATCACCTGTACCTGAGGCACTTCTAGCAAATACTGTGTTTTGTGCTATATCTGGTAAGTCAGCAAAGTCAACAGCACTTGCGGCTAGTGTTACCCAACCATCTGTTACTGTAAAGTCATCAGCATCAAATGCCGCAAGTCCTAGATCTGATTGTGCTATACCTGTTGCGTTAGCTCTTGTAGTTGCGGCCTGCATAGCAAGTTTACTTTGTAGTATTCCTGCTGTTGGACTTACATCACCGTTAACAATTACTTCTGAACTAATTGCCGCTGTTGCAACATTACTTCCATTACTTGTAAACACAACATCACCTGTAACAGTATGATTATCATAAAGTCCTCCATGGAACATTAGAATGTCATTGTTTGCTCTGTTACCAATGTCAGTACCAATTGCTTCTGTATCAAATGGTGTTCTAGCATCCACATATGATTTTGTGGTTACATCTTGTGGATTAGTCGGATCACTGTGATTGTAGATCTTATTACTACCAGCATTGATATTTCCTGTTATTGGAGTAGTACCATCTCTAGCAATAGCTCCCGGGCCAATAGTACCAGTTGTAATAATTACACCGTCTCTATCAAAGTGTAATCTTTTCTCTATAAATTTCTCTGTAGCAAATTCTGTAGGTACTGCCGCCGGATCACCATCAGCCATTGTGTCGTCATTACTGAATTCTTGAATTCTAACACCTTGTCTAAATCCTAATCCGTCTAAGTTACTGATAGCAATTGAAGCCGCAAATGTAACTGTACCTGTTCCTTGGTCTACACTAAAGAACTTACCAACACGGAAGAAACCATCTTGGTCTGTACTTGCAAAGAACACTCTACCTTTGCCTCTTTCGTTAACTTCAGCATCTTGGTTAGCACTAATAGTTGGCTGTCCGTAAATAATACTTGGATAGTTAGTAGTGTTAAATCCACCAGTACCAATTTTATCAAAGTCATGTCCGTTAGCTCTTAGTGTTGAAATACCAACTGTAATTGTACCAGGTTCACCGTCTTGTAATGATAACGGAATAGTTCTTGTTGCCGCAGGACTAAATCTTAAATCTGCTCCAATTCCTGAACCAGTATATAGTCCATTATTACTGTTAATGTTCGAAGCCGCTAGTTCATTAAGTTCAATTGTAGCATAATCACCTCTGTCTGTATAGTTTGCAACAATATGTGTTTTACCAGCATGAGTAAAGATCATATCATTGTTACTAATACGTGCAATCTGTGGTGCTGTTAATTTTTCAATAGCAACTACAACGTCACCTACTGTTGCACCCATTGTTGAACCTACACCAGCATATGTATTTTGATTTGCTTCTGTATTTCTAAGTGTTAAGTTTAAGTGGCTAAATGGTGAATCCATAACAACTTGGAATCTATCTGATGCTAATGCTGTGCCATCTGCATCTTGGTTGTTGAAACTAATACTTCTGTAAACTTGATTTGGATTCTCTGTAAAGATTACCGCAGTAGATGGTCTTGTTGCTGTAACACCAGTTAAGTCATCTAACAAGTGGTTTTTGTTCATTCTTAGAACAGCGTATGCACTTGTGTCATTTGATGGCGTAGGATTGTGTGCACCTGTGATTGCTGTTTCTAATCCAGTATCTCCTGACACACTTAATCTATAGATAGGTAAGTTAGCACCTTTACGTCCTGTCGGACCTGTTGCACCTGTGTATCCACCTATGTTACTTGTTGGTACTGCAACAATACTTGTTGCTGTAACTTCGTATGTAGTTACACCTGTAGTTGTATAAATGTCGATCAAACTGTTTGGATAAGGCATGTAATCACAGTCATAAACAAATATACTAAATGATCCAGCCGCGTGTGCAAATGTACCAAACCCATATACGTTTGTTTCATCATTGAACACCTTACCAGGCTGTTGCATATTTCTTAGTGTTGTGATTTGGTCAACAGTTTCGTTTGGATCTGATCCTGCCGCAACTAAACCAAAGTTACCATTTGCGTTAGAACAGTTAAGAGCTCTAATCTCTGAACCGTTGTTACTAAAGAATGCTGTATGGTTATAGTAAGTAAATGTTGAAACTTGCTCTGACAGTGCCGCGTTGTTACAGAACAATCCGTAACCTAAATCGTTAACCTGAGTATAGTCGTTTGCCAACATACTTCTGTTACCAGCTGTTTGAATATAAATTGCTTGAGGGAATGATGTATCAGTATACCCATTACCTTCATTTGAAAGTTTGTTAATTAATAATTTTGCTGTACCTGTTCCGCCATCGTAATCTGAAACAGCATCAACTTGATAACGTACACCATTAATAAAGAATGGAGCAGGTGTTTGTGGTTTTCTAATTCTTAAACCTGTACCTGCATCTGATTGTACATTAAGTGTATAGTTGTCGTCTTTGCTTGTAATCTTAGTTTCTAAGTTACCTGCAAATCCGTCAATGTACATACCACCTCTAAAGGCTTGTTTGTTTACACTTCCTGAGAACGATCCACAAACCTGTGTGTATGGTGATTTAACTAGAACTTGTCCTGCTGGATCAAGTACCTGTGCAAATCCACCGTGTCCTTGGAATGACATGTTTGCTAATCTTGTAGCATCGTTCATTAAGAACACATCCATTTGATTATTCAGTTTAGGTGTACTTGTTGGATCAGCTGGGTCAGTTAAGTAATGGTAACCGTAGTTACGTGTTTGTTTAACATGCCAAGCACCGCTTGCAATACCACTTAGGTTTGGAAGTACGTCTGTTGTTAGTGTAACGTCAAAACTACTTCCGCCATCAGCATTACTAATAAGTCCAACAGCACCATTGTCTGTGTAGAACCAAGCACCATCCCATGCAATAGGAGCAATGTTGTCTGCTGGAGTAACTGTGATAACACCGCCAGCTTCGTTAGTACCTGTCATAGTAATTGCTTGTGGTGTTGCTAAGTCTGCACCTGTATAGTCTGTAATTTTTAAATTGTCTAGTAACTTGTCTCTATAGAAATAAGTGTTTGCCCAAGGTGATTGTGAAATTCTTGGAGCAGGTCTAATTTGACAACGTCTAAAGTCAGAACCTTTAATAGATACGTTAGCAGGAACTTTCAACGGATAGTCTTCGTAGTAAATACCTGTTTCAACGTGTACAGTAATTTGTTTCTCTTTAGTTCCGTTACCGTATTCTAGTTCTTCACCAATTCTAAAATCTCTTGGCTCAACTAGTACAACTTCACATCTATCATATGCTGTGCCGCCTAAGTCTACACCACTTGTGTATTTTACAATACGTCCTCTAGCGCCTGATGTCTTACCAACAATAATTTTACCTGGGAGGATATCAACGTTAGTATTAACACCTTGGTCAGTACTATCATTACCAGTACCATTGCCAAAGTCAATTGTGTATGTACTTCCTTCAACTAGTGTGTAATTATTTCTAGCGGCGAATCCATTTTCTAAAATGTCAAGTATAATATCAAATTTAGCATTTAGAGCATCTTTAACTTGTGTTGATACATCGTTAATAGAAGAGTCAAACCATTGTGGAATAAGTGTTGTATAATCTGTAGGATACAGTTTAGTACCTTCGTAGCCTGTACATTCAAATGTAATACTATCAAGTACAACAATATCACCTGCACCTAAACCGTGTCCTGTGGTCGTTGTAATTATACCTTTACCTGTAACATTGTCGTAATTAAAACCACTAATGTTAAATGTGTTACCACCAAATGTCACAGTACCACCACTTACGTATGTGTGTACAACAGTTGATGTACCTACAGCTACTTGGAATGTATTTGTTGTTAAGTTATCTGATTCAACAGCAAATCTTTTACTTTGTGTTAGTAAGTCAATATTTTGTACTACACTATTAACAATAGCTTTAGCTTTTGTCATAGCCGCTCTAGTTTCTTGTCCTTGACTAATACGTGCTCTAGCACCTGAACTTGTACTAAAGTAGCGTGTAGCCGCTTGTATAGCGTTGTAGTTACTGTTTGTACCGTTACCAATATCAATAATCATTCCATCAATAATAAGGCCAACGTCACGTTCACATGTGTTGTCTACTACAGGTGGTTGCTCTGGTGCTACTAATGAATTAAGTCCATTAGTTATAACATTTGTAATTACACTTGTTAATGTGCTTGCTCTATTTGCAACATCATTAACACCTGTTCCACTTTCACATGCAAGTGATGTAATAACCTGTGGTAAACTTTCTGGGTATACTTTTGCTACTGTAGATCCTTCAAATGTACAAGTAACATTAATGCCTGCAAGTGTCACAACATTAGTTGCACTTAATCCGTGATTACCAACAGTTGTAATACTAGCAATACCTGTTGCTTCGTTATAAGCAAATGTGCTTACCGGTAATACTGTGGCATCTGATTTAGTTACTGTACCGCCGTTTACATATACGTTTGCATAACTACTGCGTCCAATATAAAATTGGAAACTGTTTGCTGTTAAATTTTGATCATCAACAACAAATGTACCTTGCTTACTTGAATACGCTGTATTAGATAATACGTTGTTTACAACAAGATCTCTTGCAAATTCAATTGCCGCGTTTGTTTGTGCAATCTGATCAGCAGTACCTAAACCTGCAACACCTACAGCATTTTGCATGCCTGCTAGATAACTTGCGGCCATTCTGCGTGTTTCAATGTTTCCGCCTCTTGATAAATCATTAATCCATGCATCAACAATATAACCTACATCACGTTTACATTTTGCACTACTGTAATCAAAGTTATTCCATATACCAGCACCTCCGGCGTTTCCAACATTGTGATTAATCCAGTATGTTACTTCTTCTTGGATAAACTTTTTGTTTTGTGCTAGAATTGCTTCTGCGTTTGGATTTTGTACACTTGTTGAATTATAAGAAAGATTTGGAAATGTATCGTTTACATAATCAAGTACTGCTTTTTGAATAAATCTTTTGTTTTCTCTTAGGTAAGTTTGTGCATGGTAGGCCGCAGTGTTTTGTGTTGTTGGTCCTACACCTGTAACAAGCGAAATATTCTTACCATTATTATATGTAATTGTTTGTCTATAAGCACCTGGTTCAATAGGAGCACTTTCAATAACTTCTTCCGCTTTCATTAGAGCGGCTTTTAAACTACCATATGCGTATCCTAGTCCCCGTCCTTCAAGTCCTACCGGAGTACGTGCTTGTGTGTCGTCACCTTGTTTAGTTACAAATATATCTTCTGTTGAACTGTAACTATTGTTGTCAACATATAATTTTGTTGCGGCTTGTTTGTCTTTTATATCACCAGTGTCTATTCCTGCTAAGTCACCTGGATGATCATGCAAGTATAATGCACCTGTCATGTCATCACCTTGACGTCTTACAGTTGCACTTCTAGGTAAAGTTTCGTCTGTTTTGTAGAAGCCGTAATATGCATCATCGTACGCTGTATCTCTAACAATGTCTGTACCTGTTACTGATGTTTGTGTACCTAGTGCAATATTAATTTTAACACGAGTAGTATCGTTATTGTTTTGTGCTTCTGCTTTAGTAGAGTGTAAACTTAGTTGATCTTCACTTACCCATCTTACATAATAATCTGTAGAATTTGTTAATCCGTTTGGCGCTGAACCTGTTGTTGAATATTTCCATTTAGTTCCGTTAATACTCCAATCAAACCCATGATTGTTAATTACAACATTACCTGCTCTATATTCTGCAATAGTTTTAGTGTACTCACTTGCGTTTGCAGGTTCTGATCTAGCATATACAGGTTTTGTTGGTTCAAAGGTTGTGTTTGGTGCGTAGTATTGATCTTGGAATTTTTTATCTGTTACAATATCATTAATTGTAATTGCACTACCATGTGTAGTATTAAATTCTGCAATAGCTTCTGGTGATGTAGCAATTTTACCAATAGCATAAACTTGGTTACCACTTACAGGTCCACCAAATATTGGACTTGTGTCAGCGTTAATGTTAGCACCAGTGTTAGTAATAGTAATATTACTTGCACTTGAATTGTCAATACTAATACCTGTTCCTGCTGAAAGCGTTTTAGCTAGGATTTCAGTACCAGTTGTATTACCAATTAATACGCCACCTGGTGTAATTCCTGTTGGTGTATCGTTAAGTGCGGTAAAACTAATTGTTCCACCTTGTCCAAACACAGCATATAGTTCTGTGAAGTTCTCGTTTGCTTTACGGAACGCTTCACGTATACTATCACCTGTACCGTCGTTACCCTCAACACCTAAATAAATATCTTGTTTTGCCATTTTTTAAAATCCTACGCTTTCACCACAACCACAGCTACTTGTGCTTGCAGGGTTTTTAATATCAAAGTATGAACCGAATAGTTCTTTTTTATAATCAATAGTTGAGCCTAGTAAGTACATGATACTAGTACTGTCTATAATAAACTTACCATTTAGTAGGTCTATAACTTCATCGCCTTCTTCTACTTCATCTGCCATTACCCAATCGTACTTGAATCCTGCACATCCACCACCTTGCATTTGTAGTTTAATTGCTGTTTTGTCGTTATCTTTGAGTAAGTTAGTCATCTGTTCCTTAGCCGAATCTGTTAAAAATACCACGCTCATTTACTGTCTCCTATTGTATTTATGTAATCTTTTATAATCCGAATGTAAATAAATACAGTTATGTTCAAAAGAATTGAAAAAGAAGTACGTTTTTACGTTCGCAAGAGCAAGACCGGAAAGAGTCATACATACAAACGTATACGTAGTTATGCTCTATTCCAATGTGATGAATGCCACAATGACTTTAAAAGAGAAAAGGGCAAAGTAGACCCGAAGCGTTTAGATAACTTCTATGTCCACGTTTGCCCAGATTGTGATCCTAAGCGTTTTGCTCAACGTAAAGGTGTTGAACAGCGTAAGATATTAAACTTACCTGCAGGATCTGATATAAGGATTGACGAGATTTAGTCTTCTTTTTTCCAAATAGTCCATGCACCATATGCAATAGCCGCATATGCCGCTAGTTTAGCAAATGGTCCTGCAATAAGAACAATAATTCCTAATGCAATAAGAGCCGCTCCATCAATCGATGTACGCTCTTCCATTCTTGCTTTGATCCAATTTTTCATAATTATCCTCCTAAGATTTCTGTATGTTTGATAGAAGCAAAAGGTATAGGTTGACCGTTTTCGTCAACTACCATTTCGCCGTTTACCGATCCACATAGCATTTTACCTTTAGCACCATAATACATTGATGGTTTTATTTCTACGCCATCAATAGCTCTTTTGTAGTTTTTTGGTTTAGGTTTGCCTGCTGGTCCTCTTTGTCCTGCCATATATCTCCTTTGGTTAAGTATTTATGTAGTGCAATACTGGCTAGGTTCTTGCATTTAGACTCGCACATAATATCTGCGTAGTCTAAAAACTGTAATGCCCAATCGTTAACTACATTGTTAGGGTAGTAGTCACTGTGGGCTCGTAATTTTGCTTTCTTGTATCCGCCTTCTAGTAGTGCAGGCATATCAGGCATTGTGTTGTGTGCAAAGTCTGCAGGCAAATGTTCGTTACGACTGTATGAATAATGTATTGCTGGACGTACACCACGCCAGCTATCAATTACGCGAGCAAATCTATCGTCGGTGGGAGATATATATTCACCTTCACGGCACCAGTGATGGTGTATGTCGAGTACCAATGCACATGTGTCGACAAGTTCAAGGCTGTGTTCGAGGCCCCATTTGTTTTCGTCGTTTTCGATCGTAATGCAGTTTCTCGCTTCTTGAGAAAGTCTTGTGTTAACTGCGTGTTTGATACCGGCTGGACCTTTCCTGCCGGATATATGGACGTTGCATTTAAAGTCCTGGAATGAGCGTCCATAGCCCATCCACCTGATGACATCGGTGTGATATTCAAATTCTTCTATGCTCCTCTCAACTATTTCTTCGTTGTCGCTTGCAAGTACAGTAAATTGGCCTGGGTGCATCGATAGTCGGACATCGAGGGCTCTTGCCTGTTTGCCGACGTTAGCAAAGTTTTTCTCGCAGTAGGCACGTACATCGGGCTTCTGCCAAAAGTAAGACCAATCTGCTTGCGTATATACCGGTAGCACATCACTACCCAGTCTAACCATACGTAGTTCATTTGGTAATCCTCCTACATAGGTAATAAGGTTCATATACGATTGTATATTGTGAACCATGATATCCCACAAACGTTCTTCAGCAACTTCACGTGTCTGCCTATTAAGCCACTGTACTGTTGTGCTACGAGTATTTAGTGGTCGTTGAATTTCTTCTAGTAGTTTTTTCTTCTGCGTTTGATCGGGGTGCATATATTTGCAGGCAAAGCCTATACGTTTAATCATAATGTTTTTAATAGTTCCCATGTGTGTACATAATCTCTTACATTATAGCAGATTCCTAAGTCATTGTCAAGCATTATTTTCTTCAAAGGATAGTCATTTCCTGCAGGATGCATTGCATCTCCAAAGAAATGTAATTCATCATTGGGATCAAAATCTACAAGTATTTGACTTTTATCACTACCTAAAGGAAAAATATCAATTCCAGTTTCTCCACCTACTTTTGCTTGTATTTTTGGAAAACGTTCTTCAAACAGTTCAGCAATTAAATTACGTTCATTATTTTCAATATCGTGCTTTACATATAATTTACGTTCACCCATTGTAGCATTACGTCCTACAACACTAAAGTTTACCATACCTGATCGTTCTTCAATATGTAGACCTGTGCGTAACGGAAAACTACTTTCTTCTAGTTTATCTTGTAACCATATTCGAGCATCTCTTGGTAATTTCCAATCGTCTACTTTAATTTGTTTACTACCTTCCCATACTTCACTACCTGAACAGTTGTATACACGTTTTGCTAGATTATAAGTTGCTTCGCTTATTTGTTCTACAGTTTTAGGTTTATCACTACCTGTAACAAGATATACATCATTAGTTAAACAAAATGTATTAAAGAACATTTTAAATTCTAAATCAATTTGTCCACGACTTGGTGTCAATGTTCCGTCTACATCAAATATAAATTTTTTCATTTCCAATTTTCCTTCACCCAGTTATCTTGGCATTGGTGAGGGTGTGGTTCACCGTGAAAAACTGCTACACAAGTTTTAGGCAACAGTTTAGGATCTTTCTTTTCTCTAAAGTTGCGAGGTTGACCGGACGGTTTATGCAAATCATTTCTATCACGCATTTCCCATTTGTAACTTAAGATCCATTCGTCTGGCCAAAATCTCCAATCTTGTTTTTTAGGACCAACCATTTCAAAAATCCAATCTTGGTCTCCGTGAAATCTACGTTGGTTCATAGCATGGTCTTTCATAAACTCGTCATATA